TTCGGGGTGCCGGTGCCTCTCCGAATCAAATGGAGGGTAACAACGTCTGATAACTGAGATACTGTTAACTACGATGTGTAAGATAACAAAGATGTTAACGCTAAGTGATGACTATGTACAGAACTGCGTTCTGTTACGTTGCTGATAACAAACGACTTTAACTTTCCCCGATCACCAGCACATTCACAGTGATCTGCCCGCTTCCCTGTATGGCTTCTTGCTCTGCTGGTAGCTTGCCTGCACGATCTAAGAGCTTTATTGTCATATCAGTAGCGCGTAACTGCGCGTCATTGTCTTCTGTCTCCAAAGCCTCGCCTGCTACTGTCAAATGCTTTCTCGCATCCATCTTAGCGCGCAGTTTGCTGAGTGCGAAGGGAACAGTTAAGCCTGCTGTTTCCATATTCTTATCAAGCTCTGCTCTTAAATCTCCACCTGGTTCAAAGCGATTCCTCAGTGTCGAGGATGTTGGATTGAATCCGGCGCGCACCAGGGCATTGCTGAGTGACTTCGCTTCGCCGGAAATAAGGCTATTGATGATCTTCTGTTCCCGCGGTCTGGGAGTTCGTTTCTGAATAGGTGCCGATTGCTCGCCAATTGGTTCCTGATTGGCCGGCGATTGGCATTCGAGTGGGAAGCGCTTCTTGCGAGGCATCTTAGTTGCTGCCCTCAGTTGAGTCTGAACCCGCGGAATGGAATTCGCCTATCGCGCGTGATTGATAGCGTCCCTTGCGGATCTCACTCGCACATGCTTCCGGGGTCTCGAGCAGTTCGCGGCGTCGTTTGCCTTGCAGCTCGAGGATGAATGAGCCTGGTAGGAATCGGCGCGCCTCGGCCGGAGCTGAACATAGGTTCAGTGTCGATAACTCTGCGAATGAATGGAGAGTGTGCTGCTGGCCCAGGTAGGCGTAGCTGGTCGGGCCGGTTTGCTTGGCGAGGCCTGATAGCAATAGGCTGTCCCGTTCCGCTCTAGGAACGTGGCGCCTGCTGCCGTCTGGATATTCGATTAAGTAGTTTTTGGAGATAAGAAGCCTTATCGGGTGAGAGGCGCGAATCGTTCGACGGCGGATAACCCTTGTCGCTCTCAAGGGGCCAGGCGCCTGATTTTTCGAGGATTCAAGCGCCCGGATTGGAGACGGCGTTAAGTGTCGCGTAACTTGTACAGCACTCACCCGATAGCGTCAAGGGCAATATGCCGGTTCTAGTACTCGATTTGTCCTATCTATAATTATTTTCATGCTGATTGATAATAATGCTTGACACGATTATCATTCTGTGCGATACTCAGTACATCAAAGGCGATAACCAATCGCTGAGGAGAAAACGAAATGGCACAATCATTTGATTCCCTGAAAAAAGCATTAGATCGAGCCGAACATGTGGCACAGCGGGAATGCGAGATTCGCTATGTGGTCTATGAATCTGGCGAATATCACGTTTGCGATGATGTGGACCTGGACACTTGGTTTGCCGGTTTGCGCGATGAGCAGATCATCTATTGCACCGCGGACGGTGAACTATGAGCACTCAACCGTTCGAATCCTTATTTCCCTCCGCGCAAGCGGGATTCGCGTATCCGAAACCATTGGCAGAGAAGTATCGGCCAGTTCAGATCAGTGATTTTATCGGCCTAGACAAGGTTAAGAAGATTCTCTCGGCATTCTCCGCACGTCCCACGGTATCGGCCTGGACGTTTGTAGGTCCGGCCGGAACTGGTAAAACCACGATGGCACAGGCCTTGTGCTCTGCTATCGGGGGAGAATTCCACCATCTGCCATCCGGCAAGTGTGACGCACGCGCCATTGATGATGTAGTCCGGCAATGCTGGTACGCGCCCATGAATGGCACGTTCCACGTAGTCGTAGTCGACGAAGCGGACAGAATGACGGAGGGCGCGCAATTGGCGCTTTTGTCGAAACTGGACAGTACCGCGGCGCCGCCACAAACCATTTGGATCTTCACCTGCAATCAAGTAGACGGGTTGGAGAAGCGTTTCCTATCCCGATGCCGCGTGCTGGAGTTCAGCTCTTACGGGATGCGCGAATCCCTCGCCGAACTGCTGGCCCGTGTCTGGCAAGCGGAGTCTACGGCGCCCACGACACCCGATTTTATGCGGATCGCAAAGGATGCCACCAATAACGTAAGAACCGCGCTGATGGCTCTGGAATTGGAGCTGCTGGCCCAATGAGACATAAAATAACCAGCACCTTGCTATCTCAGGCGCTTGCAGCCGCGTTTAATCGAAACGCTGAGGCATGGAAACTGTATGCCGAGCGCGTCCGCAAGTTGGAAGAGGAAGGATTATGCACAAGTGACGCTCAGGCTGTAGTAGATGCCGAGATGCAGAAGGAAAAGCCATGAGACAGCCACATCAAACCGTCAAGACCACCCCAGCCGCGCAAGCCATCGCGCTGCTGGTCGCAATCCAGATCCTATGTGCCCGCGGCGCATCACTCGAACAGATCCACGATGCCGCGGAGAAGGCTATCGAAATACTCAATTCTCGGCACTAAGCGCATTCCACAGCGCAGAATGTGGCAAAAAGGCGACAAACCATCGCCTACAGGAGAAAACCAATGATTCTATTCATGTTTAGCATTCCGGCCCTGGCAATGGCGGTTATCTTTGCGGTCGATTATCTGAAACGCGAGTCAGCATAGAACTTCTGCTGGGCGCACGTTTTTTCCCGTCCAGCGTAAGCCTGGAGTTGGTAACTCCCAGCCGGGATAGGTAAGTCCCGGCATTTACTTTTTCGAGGGGGAATCTGTGCCGAAAACGAAGGCTGTGTTTATCCGCGATATGCCGGCGGACCTATGGCTTGCCGTCAAAATTGAAGCTCTCAAGCGGGGAATCAATATGCGGGATCTGGTGATTCAATTGCTCACTGAAGGATTGAAGAAATCATCTAAGGGGTAGCCTATCCTCAGCCTGAACCCGCGCATGTGAACCCGCCGCCCGCGCATCATCGTGCTGCTTCGCATACCATGCAAAGGCCAGTATCCCGATAATCACGACCGCTTTGATTTTGAAGTCCGGATCCTCGAACGCATTCCAGATCAGCCACCCGCCGATGTAAAGCAGGATCAGCCCTCCGACTATCAGGATAACTCCGCCTGCCAGAACATCCACCCAGGACGTTTCCGTCACTATGGCAATGATGGCCGTGGCACCGAGGAAGTAGAAGATGTATTTCATGGCTTAATTCCTCTGTGCACGTTTCTTGCCAACTATTTTACTTCTGGGCGCATATTTCTATTGACACAGTGTACGCACGTTGGTAATCTGCCCTCGTGAGCGAAAATCCCAAGCAACAAGGAATCTCCGTGGACGATAACCGGGAAGACCGTATCCATGTGAGGGTTAGCACGCCAGAGAAGCGCAAATTCGAGAAGATGGCGAAAGACCGCCATACGGATATCAGCGAACTGGTCCGGCAACTCCTTCACCGCGAAGCGGATGCGAAACTAGGAAGGGCGTAAAACCATGCAGAATATTGCACCTAATAGCCCTTTTGTTTCCCGTCAGTCATGTCTGATAAGCTATAGCAGATTTAGTTATCATAATACATCCGTAACCAAAAAGAGACACATTCCCTTTGTTTCTGCTGTTTATGCTGATTGCTTGCGGTTTTGGACAGCCAGGAAATCTACTGACTTGGGTTGTATGTCGATTGATGTTTTACTGAGCAGTGCCTGCCTGTTTTCGCGCATCCACCGAGCGATCATTGCGATTGCCATTTCTTCGATCCAAACATCAATTTCAATCTTCAAAGATTTGGAGATGTTCGCTGAACGGTTCTGTGCCGATAACTCCAAGTCTTGCAGCATCGTCGCAGATACATCGAACAGGAATTCGACTGGTGGAATCGCCATTGACGCTCCTCGGGGAGATGAAGTTAACCGCAACATACAGGCCATGAGTGAATGTTACACAGTTCTGCAATTATCTACATCCATTGGGCTGTGTACGTATTTCTACGGACGCGCATGAAATATCTCGGCACGAAAACGGGAGTCTTCGACCTGCCCAAGCAATTGCGCGTGGACCCGGACCTTGGAAGTGCTGTGCGTTTCATCGCGGGAGTCAATTGCCGGTCGATTCAGTCGCAACTCTATGTCTGGATCGTGGAAGGTGTCCAGAAAGAAGAAGAAAGAATGCGTCCGAAAACGTCGGAAAAAGTCATTCAGCCATCTGAGCCGAAGTCAGTAAAAGTCAGGTTCCGTCAGGAGCGCAGCGCATGATCGAAACCAAAGAGCTATCCCACATCACCCCCAGGCTCACAGCAGACGATATCGTGCGCCGTTCCGATGCCGCAGAAGAATTGCGCGTCATCCGCTCCATGCGTGCCCACATGGTCAGCGAATGGGAGCAGGTGGACCGCAAGCGCCGACAAACGAATGCACTGTGCTGGCTGGCTGTCGTGGCCGCTGTGGTGCTGGCTGTGATTCTTATCTTGGCGCGTTGACTTCGAGTCGTGGCGCTGGAGTGAAATTCGTCTTATCGAGTTTGGCGGAGGCCTTACGTGGAAAAAGTCGCAATCATACAAGAGCGATTGGAAAAGTTTGAACATTGGTCCCTGAAAAGTGGAGCGCATTCCCCGGATTCCACGTTCTGCGTGATGGAAGCGGTTGCCTTCGTCGCGGGGGAAAAGTGGAGCGATTCGCCAGAATGCGCGTGTCCGGTTATCTCAGCATTCTTGCGTTCTTGGAATGATGCGCTTCCGAGTGATGCGGAACGGGATCGACTTCTTAAACCGCTCATTCCAATGCTCGTCAACACCAGAAAAAAGTCTCTCGAATTGAAACGCTCGTTGATGGCTGCGGATTGGCTGATCCGTGTTCACACTCCTGCATGGCTTCGTTTGGCCGGACTCGTCAAGCAGGCCGAATCGCTGGAACAGCTTCCAGAAATTACTGCGATGAAACAATTTCCTTCCATTCGCGGGCCGATAGAAGCAGTCCGTCAAGACGCGGATGCCGCGGGGGATGCCGCGAGGGCTGCCGCGGGGGATGCCGCGAGGGATGCCGCGAGGGCTGCCGCGTGGGCTGCCGCGGGGGATGCCGCGAGGGCTGCCGCGAGGGCTGCCGCGGGGGCTGCCTCGTGGGCTGCCGCGAGGGCTGCCGCGTGGGCTGCCGCGGGGGATGCCGCGAGGGCTGCCGCGGGGGATGCCGCGAGGGATGCCGCGAGGGCTGCCTCGTGGGCTGCCGCGGGGAAAAAACTCGCCCCAACTGTTGCGGAACTACAAAAGTCGGCGCTTTCCCTTGTGAAGCGGATGATTGCTGCGAAGTAGACGGGTTGCCCTAGGCACGTTACATGACTTTGTTAGCGCAACACCCGAAAGGAACTTCGATGGAAGATCAAATCTTCGGATTCAACATGCCGGAAACGCCAACTAAAGCGAGCAGTACGTCGGACACGATGAAACTAGCCAGAGAAATATTGGGCATCGAAGGCGAGTGCGCCCCGTATCCCTGGTGCCGAGGCAATCCGACGGTCAAGGACTGCATCCGGCTCGGGTACTGCGCACGCGATCCGAATTGTGGGGAGTGACATGTCTTATGACCCGAAATGCGAAGAGTTAGCCGAGTACTTCTTTGCAGATTGCCCGAAACTCCGAACAAAAGCGCGTGTCGCTCAACTGGCACTGTGCATTCAGGACCGAATTGAAGACGAATTATCACAGTGGGCCGAGGAGGAGGAAATGCGTGACGAGTGACGAAAATTACGAGTACCGAGCAAACCAGTATGCCGAACTGGCCGAGGACGGCGCTGAGGCCGAACGCCTCGAAGATATTCTCGAACGCGAGAACACTGAGGAAATCTAGAACTCATAAGGAGAATTCATGGCTTCGAACAGAGAAACGGAAATCGTGAAGGCTGAAATCGTGGCTTCGGCGCCGACGCCGACCAGTATCCTCGAGTTGGCCGTCAAGCAGAACGCGAATGTCGATACGCTGGCCAAGTTGCTCGAGCTGCAGGAGCGATTCGAGGCGAATGAGGCGCGCAAGGCGTTCGAGGTAGCCTTTGCCGCGTTCAAGCAGGAAGCGCCGAAGCTCGAAAAGAGCAAGACGGTTGCTTTCAAGGAAGTGAAATACAAGTACACGCCGCTCGATGAAATCGCCAACACGCTCGGCCCGGTGCTCGCCAAGCACGGCCTGAGTTACAACTGGCGCCAGCAATCCGACAAGGAATCCATCAGCGTCACCTGTATCCTGCGCCACACCCAGGGCCATTCCATTGAAAACAACCTGAACGCTTCGCCGGATACCAGCGGCTCGAAGAATTCCATTCAGGCGATTGGATCGGCGGTCACCTATCTGCGCCGCTACACATTGCTGGGCGTCCTGGGCATGGCGACGAGCGATGACGATACGGACGGCATGACCATGAACAATGCTGCGGATTTTCTGGCGAACTTTGAATCAGCCGCCAGCATGGACGAACTCGCCAAGCGGTACAAAGAGGCCATCGCCGCGGCGCTGCAAGCGAGAGATCCTAAAGCGGTCGATGCCTTCATGCAAGCTCGCAAGAAACACGAAGCGCGATTGAGGGCCGCATGAGCTCCGGTGAACTGAATGTAATCACAGAGACCCAGGGCGATGCCGAATGGCTCGCGGCAAGAATCGGTTGCCTTACCGCTTCACGGGTAGCGGATGCAATTCGGAAATCAAAGCGCGACCCGAACGGTGCCTACATTACCAAGGCGCGGCAGAACCTTTGCATGGAACTGGCCGTCGAGCGCGTCACTGGTAAAGCCACTGAGCACTTCGTCTCTCAGTGGATGGAGCGCGGCACAGAACTTGAACCAATAGCCCGAGCTGCTTACGAACTGCGAACAGACCGAATCGTTGAAACGGTCGGGTTCGTACTGCATCCGTCGATCAAATGGGCTGGATGCAGCCCGGATGGACTGGTGGACAGCGACGGCCTCGTTCAATTCAAGGTTCCGAAGCCAACCACACACGCTGAATACCTAATTGGGGAATGTGTTCCATCGGATTACGTGCCCCAAATGATGTGGGAACTGGCATGTTGTCCTGGCCGGACGCACAACGTATTCGCCAGTTATTGCCCCGACTTTAAACCGCCGCTTGATCTTTTTATTTGCCGCATGGAACGCAATGACGAGGCTATCTCAGCGATGGAGCAGGAAGCCCGGAAGTTCCTTGAGGATGTCGAGGCCACTGTAGTTCGGCTGAATGGCGGGCTCGAGGGAGCGCTACGACATTCCCTGACGACCATGAACGTCGAGGGATAGGGGAGAAGCGGCAATCCACAGAGCATTGCCGCCTCCCCGGATCAAAGGAACCGATGCCACCGATTGATCCGACGCTGAACACGCGCGAATGGGCCACGATCAAAAGAGTCGTGCCACGCGATATTTATGAAGAACTGGTGCGGTTTGAAGAGTTGGTGGCGACGCACAGCGGGATGCCTGCCCGCTTTCAGGGGATCGGGCAGTGCGTTTCGGTGTGGAGCGTGATCTGTCACTGCCTGCGGACCTATGAAGCGGAATTGATGGTTTTAGCTCAGGAATGGAAGGGCGAACAGGATTCGGGCCCGGCGGCACGGTAGCACGTTCAAACCAAGCTGCTACGAAGGTTACGCTGCTGTCGGCCAGCGCCCGAGATGCCGACAAAAACTTATGCCTAACAAGATCAAAAAGGGAAGCACCGTAGTGATCGTGGAAGGCCCGCAGCAGGGCGCCCAGGGCAAGGTAACGCAGCTTATTCGCGCTTTCGATGCCGACGCCAAGGTGATGCGCTGGACGGTATGGATCAACGGGAAGATTAAGACTCGGCTTTCCTGGGTGCGCGAACTTGTCTAGGAAACGACACAACGTAGATCAGCAGGCCACGGATACAGCCAATTTCGTCGATCGGGGCGGTCCGCGGCGCTCCTGTCGAAGCTATATCACCCACAGCGGAAAGAGGTTCTTGTTCGGCCCGGACAAGCAGACGCTCAGAATTTTATGTTTTGTTCGGGACGGATTTATCTGTACGGAATGCCGAAGGCGGGGCATGGATCACGAACTGGACATGCACCACATATTACCTCTCGGCAAGGGCGGCGATGACACGCTCGACAACGTGACGACTCTCTGCAAATGGGGCGATTGCCACAAGTTGAAGCATCGGCGGCCGATGTGGGGTCCGGAAAAGGTAGCCGTGTCGTGACACTGGCCGAAAAACTAGCGGCCATCGAGAAGGAAAACGCACTGAGCACCCGCCAGCGCCGGAAGGAAGAGCACACCGGCAAAGCGGAGGCTCGGGCCGAAGAGTTGCGGCCCTGTAAGGCATGGGGGAATTGGAAGAACCGATGATCGCTCAAAATCGATCTCGTTATTTGAGACTATCGCGCGCGCGATTTTTCGGGGTTTTTATATTTTCATCCATTGGTTGCTTAGGCTTGCCGTCCCTGAGTGCCAGTGTGCCCGTCCTGAGGTGGGCAAAAGGCTGACTGGCAGCCAATCGTCTCGGGCACTGGCCGGTCAGCCTGCGAACTCTGACCGTGAGCCTGAGAGGGGAAGCATTCCGTAGTGCACCTGCTAGTGATAGCGCAATACAGACGGCAGAAAGGAGGTCGCACGTCTTGATGATCGAATTTGAGACATTTTGGCGCGAATATCCGCGAAAGGTGGGAAGAAAAATTGCCGAACGAAAATGGAAAACCCTCGATGATGAAGGCCGAAGGCGATGCCTTCATGGACTTGCGCTCTGGAAATGCTCAAGTCAGTGGGCTGGAGGCGGTGGGGAATATATACCCTATGCTTCCACCTTTCTCAATCAGGAGCGATGGAACGACGAGCCGTGGAACGGAGCGTTCGAGCAATACCCTTACCGGGGGAATCAAGCAGCTGTACTTGAAGTTCTTCGACGCGCGTGAGGCCGGCGAACTGCCGAAGGGCATGACCTGGGCGAAGTATCAGGAGTTGCATCGGTGATCACTATCGTCGAAGTGTGCAAGCGCCTGATCGCCCGCATGGAGTTGCAGCGGGACCGGCTTCCAATGAAAAGTGAGACTGCGGCACACGTCATTAAGCTGCTGGCGCCGGACATTCGGGAACTGATCAGAACCGAAATTGCCGACGCGAAGCGGGAGTGGATGATGCGGGAGACGCAACAGTGACGCACGGTTCGCTATTTTCCGGTATCGGAGGGTTTGACCTTGGATTCGAACGAGCGGGAATCAAAACAGTCTGGCAGGTCGAAATTGACGAGTATTGCCGACGAGTGCTCGCCCGACACTTCCCCTATACTGTCCGATTTTCAGACATCAGGGGATGCTGCGGATCAGATCATGAAAACTCGCTCAACTGCACCCGAAAACACTTATCACCCGTTGACATCCTCAGCGGAGGCTTTCCCTGTCAGGACATCAGCAATGCCGGAAAGCGGGCAGGAATCGACGGAGAACGCAGCGGCCTGTGGTCCGAGTATGCGCGAATCATTCGCGAACTACGACCCCGCTACGTCGTCGTGGAGAACGTCGCAGCTTTGCTTGGACGGGGCATGGAGCGAGTTCTCGGAGACTTGGCCGCGTGCGGGTATGACGCAGAGTGGCAAAGCATACGAGCTTCCGATGTTGGCGCCCCACACCGACGAGAACGAATCTGGATCATTGCCTACCCCGAAAGCGACCGAGCACGAGGGCGGATATTCGACGCATGGCGGTGCGGATTCCCTTGGGAGGATGGCGACAAAGGGAACATGGCCTACGCCAACGGCGGTTCACATGTGGCCGACTCCGCAAGTTCACGACGCGACGGGCGGGCGCGGGAAAAACAATCTATTCGCGGACGGGCACTACTACCCGCACGACTTAGCGGACGCGGTGAAATCGCCCCTCTGGCCGACGCCGACGGCCGACGACGCGAACAACGCGACACGCGAGTCGGGCGCGTTCCAATCTTTGACGAGGGAAATCGTATCGAACGAAACGCGCAATGGGCAACTGAACCCAACGTGGGTCGAGTGGCTCATGGGGTACCCGCTAGGGTGGACCGCCTTAGAGGACTCGGCAACGCCATCGTCCCGCAAATCGCGGAATGGATCGGGAAAAGGATTGTGCAATGCGAGGCGGAAAGACGGCAAGACGTAGCGGGGTTGTCGGTGGCAGGGCAAGGCCGCAGGTAGCGCGAACAACCGGGAGACGTACCTTGGCAAAGGCAAAACTGAGTGAGGCGGACATTCTGATGTGGGAGCAGTTGAAAGAGATTCCACGCCACCACGCAGCCCGTGAGTTTCACTTTTACCCTGACCGCAAGTGGAGATTTGACTACATGCTGGAGGATGGTTTTGGAGTCGATAAAATTGCAATAGAAATCGAGGGCGGGGCTTTTACTCAGGGCCGGCATACACGCGGCGTCGGATTCATAAAAGACATGGAAAAGTACAACCATGCCGCGCTCTTTGGCTGGCGGGTACTCCGCTTCACGCCCCAGCAGGTTTTAGATGGCACGGCGATTGCTTTTATTAAGCGAGTTCTGGAAACGAGCAGCTAAGACGGGTTGCCTTAGTCGGGGCGAGCAGTACGGAAAGTTACCACCCAGGGCAGCCCCGCGCCACACAAGAGGATAAACATGAGTGACCATCATTGCCATGCGATAGGCTGCGAAGTTTCAGTCCCGCCAAAAATGCACATGTGTCTCGCTCACTGGCGAATGGTTCCAAAGGCTGTGCAGGATTTAGTTTGGAAGCATTACAGACCGGGGCAGGAGATAGACAAGCAGCCAACGATTGATTATATCGCCACAGCATTTGTTTCTATTTCGTGTGTCGCCCTGAAAGAGGGAAAGCCATTGCCGACGTTGCAGCAGCCCCGCGCCACACAAGAGCAGGGAGGCGACAAGTGAGCAACTGGAACGTATCGAAGTGCGAAGCGTGTGGCAAGAAAGCGACCAAGTGTTGCGCCAAGGACGATCAACCAATGCTCTGGTTCTGCGCTCAGTGTTACCGGAAGCACGTCAAAGAGGCGCACGCGGGCTAGTCGCACAGAAGTCTGAACGCGCTCGGTGGGCAACGTGCGGTTCGATGAGCGGCGTTTCTTTCCGAACCCGTCCACCAACTTGGATTTGTAGTCGTGCGAGGTAAAAGTCAAAAACAGGACGGGGAGCGGCATTCAGAAGGGAGTGAGTTTCATCGGATCACTCCAGCGAGCGGAGAAGGTACTCGACACGAAATCGAGGCAACTGCCGACGCTAGTACATCCTGAGGGGCCGTCACGCAGGGACGAGGCAAGCCCTGCAAAATGTTAGCCGGGTGTCCAGTGGTATAGCAACCAAAGGAAAGTTGGGCTAAAGGCACCGGGACAGAAAGCGAAGGAGGCAGCCAATTTCAGTTCCGAAATGTGAATGCGTGGTCCGTTACCACCTGCAAAACGCCATTGCCGCGTCGGTACAGCATTGTCCATTTCACGAAGCTGCGGCAGAGTTGTTTGAAGTTGTTGACAGCCTTGTTTCGCTTACGGAGCAGACGGAGCGGCATGTCCGGTGCCGATGTATCCATTGTCGAGCGGTTCGAGCATTGCGGAAAGCGCGGTCTAAACCATCGCTAGAAGTGGGCGCAATCGCGCAGAAACCGACCGTGGCTGCGTCAGGCGGGAAGTGATGGCACCTAACATCATCCAGCGGTATTGGAAGCGCAAATTGGACGAAGTGAAAGATTGGCAGAATCCCGACCGAGAGGAGAACCCCATGCCGTGCAATGAAGTGACCGTTGAAGGAATAGACGCTGGCTTATATGGCAAGCTGCTGGCCGAGGCGAACGCGGCCGGCGCTATCTTTGTGGGGGAAAAGGTCTACTTCGAGGGTCTGGAGTTCGACTGGACGCACGATGCCGAGGCCCAAGTCTTGCATTTTACCTGCACCAAGAAGCCGTTTTTTATCGGATGTGACCGGATCGAGAATCAAATCAGAGAGTTAGTGGCGAAAGCCAGAGGAGCAATATGAGCATTGGATCATTTTTCAAATCTGCGGAGCAGGGCGTTGAGAAGGTTGTTGGATTCATTGTGAAGGAGATGACGGCAGCCGAAAACCTGCTAGGCGCGAAAACCGGCAGCGTCAAGGCCAATATCGTCATCACCGCGGTCGAAGGCGCCCTAGCCGCGATGGGCGTGGAAGCAAGTTCGGCACAGAAGGAATTGCAGTTGGTGCTCGATGCGCTTACGGCCCTGTTTAACAAGCTGGGGCTGTTTCAGTCGAGCAGCTAGGCAAAAAGTGGGGGCCGGCCAGTTTCGTCGCCTGGCCGGTCAAGCATCCTGTGGGGAATTTCGCGCGTGTTCGGATGCTGGCGAGAGGGAGAAGGCATTGCCATGCTGCCGAACATGTCAGACTTCGTATGAAGCCATCCGCGATTTAACCTGTGAAGGGTACAGAGAATTTCCTCCGCCATTGTAGCGGGAGAGTGCCGCTTCTACGTCGTTTCCCGTTTTGCCCATTAGTACCGAAAGATATTTACATCCGAGTTCTAGACATATCTCAGGATCACAGAGTTCGGATAGGAATGGACCACCGAAACCAAGTTCTCTGGCTGTTTGACCAATTATTTGCATCAAACCCCACGAAGTCGCGCGACACATGCCTTCAGTGGGGCCGAAGTGCCCGACTTCCAGCGAAGGGACAATGTACTTCGCATAGAAGCCGGGCTCATACCGGACGGCAAAGACGTTCCAGTTCGATTCCTGCTCTACCACACTACAGACGAGCGCGGATTCGAGGCCGTACTTTTCGGCCTTCTGATGCACTAGGGAAATTAGTGCTTCTTTCGTCGGGTGCATCACGCGGCTGTGTTAGCGACGATGGCTGCGGAGAGAGCATCGCTCGACGCCTTCATTTCCGCGACTTTGGCTTGCAGCGCCGCACGGTCCTCGGTGGACAGGCTGGGCGTTGCGGTAATGGCCGCTTCCAGCTTCGTGAAAAGAGCGATGAGTGCATTGTTAGCCGCGGCTTCTGCGCTTTCGTTGGCTGTCGCTTGGTCGATGATTGCCTTGATATCTTGATCCATTTGAATCTCCTTTTTGAGCATAGAGTTAAGTAAAACTAAAATCAGGTCCAGCTTTTCGTGCAAATCGCGGTGAAAAATTCGCATCAGTCCCTCAAGTTCACCAGCAGATAGACAACCAGCAGCGCCGCGAGCATCGAGCCGACACCGCTGGCTACTCCTGCGCTTGGCGTGCCCCACTGCATGACGCCGATGTAATAACCCAGAATCGCGAACATCCCGAGCACGACGATGACGAGCAGACAGGACATCAGTACCGTCCGCGAAACACAGGGAACGGTGCGGCGTATCCGAACAGCAGACTGAGCAAGTAGAGCAGGCAAATCACGACCACAATAACGATGGCGATTTGCTTGAACGGTTCCGGGAGCGGCAACAGTGTCACGACCCAATAAATCAAGCCCAGCACGATGACCATTACGAGAATGCTGAAAAGAAAAGGCATGTCAGTTACCTCCAGTTTTTTCTAAATGCTGCACCGATTCGTTGACGCCACCCGTTTTCTGCGTCGAAATGCTGGTGTAAATCGTGGATCTCCCATTCAGTGCGATGAAACCTACCAAATAGACAAACGCCTTGTACACCTTTTGCGACCGTGGAAAATCATTCAGGAAGTCCCACGGCGGGAGTGACGAATGCGCTATTGATGCAATAAATACTACCCGTGTCAGTATTTCAACTACATGCGAAATCTCGAAATTCACAAACCCTCCGTCAAGATGCCCTGCGTTTCACTTCGGCGCCGATGGAACTCAGAAGTTCCTGCGGCAGGGAATGAATCACCGCGGCAATGCTGGTTACGATTTCCAATGGCGTCAGCTTCATGCTGCGCTTGGCGTGAAAGATGGCCCAGATCCTCATGAGCACGCGACCACATTCGACATCATCTTGTTTCACGTCAGCCGCCGAACGAGAGCGTTTAAAACTTCTTGTCTCTTGGCCTCCGGGGTAACCATCATGGCGACGTAGAACAGCTTCAATTCCTGCTGGCGAACCTTGTCACCGAGATTGTTATTGTCAGTTTTGGCCTTATCGAGCTGGCCGCGCATGGTCGTGAATTCGACGGCCATGATCCAGATTCGGCTGATCACCACACCGAGAGCCGTAAAAGCAATGCTCATCAGTGTTGGAGTTAGGAAGTTCATTTTTCCATTTCGCGCAACTCGATCACGAGGTCAACATCGTCTAGTTCTCGCTGCTTGCGGATCAGTTCCGATCCCGCCATCACTTCCATCTGCGCCGCGATCCTGATTCTGCGAATGTACGGCTCGAAAGCAGCCTCGAAGTCGGTCGTGGAAACGTAGACCGCATCGTCGGAAATCCTCTGGTACGGCGCGCGTCCTTGGTTTATTTTGGAGTGCTCACGAACAATGACTTTTTTGGCGACTTCAGCCAGTTTGCGCCAAGGTGTAATGCCTTCCCATCCCCGAGGTCCGTGTCCCATGAAGGATCTTTCATTGCGAGATTGCGATGTTGTTAGCCGTCTTTGTAGGTGCCGGCGCTGGGGCTTGCGGATTGATTCCCGGTAGAATGCTGATCGGCTTGGACTGATTCTTTATGGCGTCCCCCGCGCCAGCAGCGACCGCCGTGGAGAGTGCCATCTTTTTCAGGTAGGGTTCGCTCTTGGAAATCATTTCTCGGAATTTAGGCATCGCTTCCGGTGTCACGCCTGCTTCCTTGGCGACGAAGTTCTGAAAACTTTCACTGCGAAGCATGTTGCGTATTCCAGTCGGAGCGAGCCCGCGGGCGATGTGGAGGGTTCCAAAGAACGAGCCAAACGCTAATTGCGCCGTGCCATACATAATCTGAGTGAATGAGAATGGATCGGTGATGCCCGATTTCCTCGCGTTATCGCCCAAGGCTTTCAGAGCCTCCTGGCGAATCTGTAAGCTATTCTTGCCGAGAAGCGATTGATCGTTTTTGCCTGGAATGATGTTGTCCGTCGCTTCAAAAGCAGTTTTATCTTCAAGCGCCTGGCGCAAGGGGGACGTATCGACTCCTGCCAGCCCAAATAGTCCGCGCAGCGCTTCGCCTGTGGCAGGATTCAATAAGTACTGAGCCTGTTTCAGGGTGTGGTTTGCGTCAGCATAATCCCCGGCCTGCATGAAGTCTGACATCGTGCTACTGCCGAGTTCTCGTTTGAATTTCATATAGGCTGCATCAAGTTCGGAGGCCTGTTTTCCGAATCCTTGATCCTCCGCATATCGCTGGCGGATTCCATCAATGTTGTCCATGGCGGCATAAAGACCGCGCTGCATATCGACATCCGTGGCGGATTGGGCTGCATGGAACAAATCCGTTTTGACGCGGCGAGTCATCTCATAACTGACATCGGAAGTCGGTTTGGGAAGATCGGTAAAATTGCTGGCGAGCGCGAATCCAATGTGAGTCTTTGTATAACCCACATTCGCTAATGCCGTGCGTATTCCATCGACATCCATACCTTGCCTTTTCAAATCACCCGCGTACTCGGAAGCTCTTTTTGCCGCTGCGGTTGGCTCCATCACATTCGCTGTGTAGACTTCCGGCAGAGCGGCAAAAATCTTATTCTGGATTTTCGCAATTTCACCGTCTTGAACGCCTTCTTCTCGAATGGAATTGATAATTTCCGATTTCGTATCATTGACGGTCATCACTGGGGCGGTAGCCTTATCATTCAATTTCGCGTAAGCGCTTTCAAATTCTCCGGTCTTTTGCGTAATCTCTTGCGCGGCGAGTGACTTGATCTTGTTCAGGTTCTCGGGGATTGCATCGGAAAGTGTTTGCGCTTTCTCGACTCTGGCTGCTACTCGATCTGCCAGGTCTCCGCCGATTCCTAAACTATTCTGAATGTAGGCGCGAACTGCTTCTTTCGGTCCAATGGGAATCAAATCCTTTCCAGCCATTCCGCCTTCCGCTCCAGCGACAGCTTGAACCAGTCCCATGCCCTTGCGCCGGATCATGTCGCCGGTAGATTCATCCGGCAGGCGCCCATTTACGATTTCCTGCGAACCGCGCCATCCGAAATACAGGCCAGATGCGGCTTTCAGGGTTTGGGAAGCAACCGACTCGCCACCTGAAGCAATCGCCAAGGCTGTATTCGCCGGCGTGGTTGCGCCCGAAACTAAATCTGTCGCGGCCTTTTGGACCTGGTAGTAAGCCTCCGCAAGCGCAGCACGCACGGGATGAGAATGATCCTTCTCGTTCTGCACAATTTGTTTTAGGGCTTCATTCTGCGTATCAAAGAATCCTTGAACGGATGTTCCGGTAAAAGGAATTGGCGTTGATAGAGCAGACGTATTAAGCATCTGCCACCAGGATTGAGTATCCCCGCCTGGGTTAGGATCCGCTACAGGCCTTAACTTGCTCGCATCAAAGGGCACGGCCTTCGGTTCCGCTTTCGCTGCGGCGGGTTCAAACTTTGGCGGTTGATCAGCGGCCAATAATTGAGCAGTTCGGTCGGTACTGTCGGGAGCCTGATTGTCAGTGCCCATAATCGCTTTTACGTAACCCTTTGTTTCGGGAATGTTGGGAACGCCGCCCGCCTTGTCCACTGGCCCTGGCCCAGCGTTATAGGCGGCGAGTGCCTTGCTATAGTCTCCCCCGTATTTCTTTACGAGGTCGCCCATGAGCCGCATTCCGCCTTCGAGGTTCTGCTGAGGATCGGTCGGATCTACGCCAAGGTCTTTGGCTGTCTGCGGCATAAGTTGCATCAGGCCAATTGCGCCTTTGGGAGAGACGGCATTCTGGCTTCCACCGCTTTCCTGCATCATTTGACGGCGGATGATCTGGGGGTCGAGGCCGTACTTCTTGGCCATCGCTTCAAAATCGGCTGCGCTTGGTAGGCTATTGGGCAATGTATTGGCCACTTACAGCGATATAGCTATTTCCTTGCGGATCACGAAAGATTTTTCCTTCGGGAGTTCCAGGGGGAGCAGGTCCCATGAGTTTCTTGGCCTTTTTAGCCGCGGAGATGAATTGCTCCGTTCTCTGCGTTACTTCATCTTGGTTCGGGTCTGTTTTTATGAAACTGAAAAAGTGATTGCTTTTCCAATTGGCCTGCTTATTCAGTGCGGTTTCATAGGCCGCTTGCGCGCCCTTGAAATCGGAGGACAGCTTGTAAACCGGCTGATAGGTGTCCTCTATCTGCTTGAGAGTTGCGCCGGAAATTAAATCCTTAAGTGCCGCGGCATGGATTTCTTTGTCGCCACCAAATTCATCGGCAATGACTTTCTCCATCTGTGCGCGATTCTGGATAAACTGACTTTTCCGGTTCTGTTCGAGCGATACGGCGAGGGCTGCGCGGTCATCGAGATTCAGCTTTCCCTGCTGGTGCAGGTCCAAGAGCGTCGAGAGCGGAGGCGGATTCATGGAGTGAACCAGGATCTTCATGTCGGAAAGCGTCTGCGGGTCAGAAGGCTGCTGTTGCAATGGCCGATTGATGAGATCGAAGACGTGCTCGTAATTCTCGCGACTGAGGGGAACGCCGATTCTCGCATATTTATCTTTCAGGTCTTCGAGTTGCTGGAATGTTAGTTGGCCCTTAAGCGCCGAAGCAGTCGCAACGGTGACATCGCCTTCCTGCATTTCCTTTATCTGCTTAATGCGTTCGTTTTGCCGCTTTTCGTCCTCCATCATGATCTGTTGCGCGAGTTGCAGGCGATTCGTTGGATCAATCGCATCAAACTCATGTCCGCCAATTAGTTTCGCGGCTGTGCCTGCCGGATCATTGATTCCGTCAATGCGGGCTTGGTCCTCCGCAATACCGGAGGAGAAATTCTTCATGATGGAGCCCATCTCTTGTTGCCCAAAAAGACCGGCGTGCAGTGTTGCATCCGACCTCCCTACGACATTAGCCAATTCAAAATCCCGCTCCATTCCGTTCAACGTGTTCAGCCGGTTGCGACTTTGATCGAGTGAAGTGAGAAACATGGCGCGTCCGTAGTCGCGCTCTTTGTTGAACGAATCCGTGCGAGCGTTGGTAATGGCTTGCACGCGCTGCTGTTCTAAATCTTGCTGCAACTTTTCCCGCACTTGGGGGTAGAGCGTATTTTTCAGCGTGTTTTGAGTGATGATCTGAACCGCTTTATTGATGCGCTCCGGTTGCGTGCGGAAGTCTGGATTCTCTCGTTCGGCGCGTACCGCTTCGTCAATGGCGAGTGCCGCTTGCGTGCTTCCAGTCGTGTAATCGTTCAACTGCTGAAGGTGAATCTGCTTTTGAACGATGTCCGAGCCGACGGCGGCAACATCCTGGCCGAAGCTGGCGAGGGCTTCTCCCGGCTGCGCGGCGACACCCAGAGACCGATTCGGCGTCTGCGGGCTTACATCGTTAGTAACTTGCGGGAGTCTAGGCATTCGGTGGCACGTAGAGCGGCGTTGCAGCGTTCGGCGTCAACGGCAGTGTCCCGTTGTTATTCCACGCGCCGGGTTTGCGCTTCCGGTTGAGGTCGATGGCTTGATTGGTGATCTTATAGCCCTGCGTCAAGAGTGTTCCAGCCGCGTTATACCGCGAGGCAGTCTGTGCATTCTTGCCGGCAATCAGTTGTCCCTGTGCTTCGAGTGCCCCTGCGCGACGGATGTTCAAAGCGTTCAGTTCGGCTTGTCGCGCGCTTTCTGCTAGAACGTCCAGCGGGCTTCCCGACATTTCTACGCCCGAAGATCCCACGGTGGCCCGCGCCTGAGAGATGATGCGCTGATCGGCATAGCGTTGCTGCTGTTCCTGTGCAGCCGCTTCTTGTGTGGCCTTGTTTGCGTTGAATTGGGCTGTCGCAAGGGCGTCATTGCCCGCCTTCAGTTCGCCACCGACACTGACGCCGGTTCCGACGATATTCGCGCCAAGTCCGATCATGGGCAGTATGCTTGCCATCAGAATAACCTCACAAACCGAATCCACGTCTCGCCGTCCGGCCCATAGCAGGGCATGGCGCCTTCGCTCTGAAATCCGAGCCGCAGTACCCAGCGTCGAGACACCGTATGACTCTGCGGCACGTCCATTTGCAGGCGCCGTAAATTTCGTTCCTTCGCGATTTCCTCGATCTTGCGCTTTACGGCACGGTGGAAGGTGCAAGGGAACGCGGCCACCTGCGGAGTCGTGAAAGACCATGCGGTCCCGAGGCCCGGCCAGGGGATCATGATTCCGGCAACGGCTATCGGAATCTCACCCACAAATCCTGTGAAAGCAGGCCCGTTTTCGGCATACAGCGTCGCAGCCGCTACGTAATCCTTGAGGCTGGCCGCTTGGCTGGCGTCGGGTTCCCGCGGCGTCATCGAGAGGATGTGTTCCTGCTTGAAGGTTTCGATTCTCAATCCTCAACCTCAAGTTCCCCGATAATCGCTGTGACGGTCAGAGGAAGCGGCTGATTCTGTAAAATGGTTATGCGCCCGTCGCGGTCCCATCCCAGGTTCGTCTTGCGGAAGTCCCGTGTTTCAGGGACAAACTGCCCAATCGCATCCGTGTTTTTGGGATAGCGCATCTGGTCGCCTGAGACGTTCGCGCCCAGCGAGTTCACAAGGCGCGCGGTGACGTTATTGAACCGTTTTAGCGCGCCCTGCGCGGTCCCGGCGCGGGAGCCGCCTTCCGGTCGCGGGGTAACCAGCGTCGAGTCGAAGTGCAGGCCGATTTCGGCACGTAGGACCGTAGGGCTGAGGCCCGTGACGGCGCCGCCAGTTACAACCTGGGACGGATAGACTCGCCCATCCCCCAGAATATCGACCATCTGGCCTTCCAGATGATTGAGGCCAGAAAGCGAGGACTGCGGTCCCGAACCGCCCGGCCCGACCAGCGAACCGCCTGTGCCTGAGAGTGGCGAGGCATCGGCAGGGAATATGACGGTGAAATGATCGGCGTCCAGAACCGTATTGACAGTCAGAGAGCCGTTGAAATAGCTGGGCGTGATTCCCGAAGCAGTAAACACATCTCCAGGCGAAAGACCATGGCCCGGAACGTAGAACGTGGCTAAGTTGTAGTCGGTTGAAGTCCCGCCGATGGTTCCAGTGGTCTGAATATCGTAAATGTTGAGGGTTGCGGTGACGGTCTTTACGAGGTCGCCGTCCGCTTCCGCGAATGCCCGTACCCGGATATTCGATAGAACGGTAGCGAAAGGAATGGTCGCGCTGAACGGCCCTGTAATCGGGGTGCTCCCAGGATCGGTTCCGAAGAAATCGAAAAAGGATAGCCAGGAGCCGCCACCATCGAGCGAATATTGCATGTATGCTTCATTCGATCCGCCATCGTTTCCGATTCTGCTTAGGGTGCCGTTGCAGATTACTTTCAGAATGAGGCTGGTATAAGCGCCACTGGCCGCCGCCCAGGTATTCCACTCCGTAGCAGTCGTAAATGGCTGAATGAGATGCCCGATTGTTTGCGCCTTGACTGTGGCGAATGTGGATGTGTCACCGTCAATAGCGTTCCCTGGATCAGTGCCGGCCGCAGCCGGAGACAGTGCGGGAACGGGATTCGTGAACGCCGTGGGACGCCGAACTTCCTCCGTGCCGCCAGTGACCGGCCCATGGATCTGCGTGACGTTGACCGAAGTGATTTGCACCGTCGCGGCGGGAGAATAACTCAGCGCGCAATCGACGCCCAGGTTTCCGTAATAGCCGGTTTCGGTGTCGAGATATTCGACGTATCGCTTCGTCGCGCCGTTGATCGTGCGGTTGACGATGACCCAGACTTGATCCTTTTCGGCTGTCGGGTTCGGGATGACGGCCACACTCTCAAAGCGTCCTACGGTCACTTGCCGGTGCCAGGCGATCACATCCTGCGGCTTCTCGTAGGTCATACCGAGCAGAACGCCGTCCGCGCGCACTGACCAGACAATCGAGTCCTTTTCGTGCTGGTAATCCATCTGCGTGATGCCGCCGGCGGTAATGTGCTCGGAATAGAGCGTCAGATCCGGTGCCGAATAGGAGTCGGTGTAGAAATCGTAGGTCAGTTCACGTAGTCGATTCCCCGTGCGTTGCAGGAAGATCAGGGCATTATCGAGTTGGACGGGAGAAACGAGGCTCGATCCGTTCGTTGTCTCTGGCTGCGCGTTGACCGCAGCTGGCGTGATGGGGTCGGTCGAAGCGCCGCCGGAGACGCGCCATTCCTGCCCGGTAGTTCCAGAGAGCAATACGCGCGACGGCGCCATCCAGCGGATAGCGTTCACGCGGTTGGAGGCCAGGGTGAAAGTCAGGGCTTCATCCGCCTGTGCCGTGCCTGGGTCGAAGTTCTCATAGTCCGAGGATTGGCTGGCCCAAATGGTATCGGGGTTATTAGTGCTCGCGGCCCACCAGGAGCGTTGCTGGAACAGCGTGACCGAGCCGGGATAGCCGCGCACGTCCGACCACGCGCCTTCGCGGTAGGCGACCGATGCGGTAGTCGCGCCAAACGCTGTCACTACCGTGGCCGTTACGGTCGTGCTGTTCGTGAACGCTGTGACTTTGGCATATCCCCAGGTCGTCCCATGCTTCAGGCGCCAGAGTGAGCCGATATGCCCAATTTGGAAGATGGACGCACTGGCTGTGAGCGTCACAGAACCCGTCGTGCCGGATGGTGTAATCGTCGAAGTGGTGACTTCGGTCAGATAAGGCCCGTCCAGAAAATTGATGGGCGTCAGCGTCCAGACCGTATCCGAAGTGCGCGAAAGTTTCTGCGGCGGGTGACTCGAATGCGCGAGATAGAGCACGTCCGCCGACTGCGTAAAATGCAGATCGAAAACTTCGGATTCGAGATAAGGCGTTACGACTTCGACGGGTGTTCCCGGAGGCGATTCGACGCGCGCGCCGGTCCGATAGATGCGGATGTATAAGTCCCCAAATTCGAGGATGTAAGATTGAACCGTCGAAAACTCAAAGGGAATGAGCCGCGATTTCTTGCTGCTGTCCTTGGTCTCATCGACAAAGCGAGTTCCAGCGCGCCGCGTGACGCCGCCATGCTTGAAACAGGTCAGATTCTCGATGGTCTTGGCAGAGTTTACATACTTTTGGAGGTCGGAACGTCCTTCCATGAGAGGGGACCATTCTCCGGCATTCATCGAATTTTGTATGACGCGGACGCGGGCCATTTTATCGGATATCAGTCAGTGTCGTGATGTCGGTGCGGTCGGGCGAGCCTTCTTGCCCGTCCACGGTGCGCGCTTCCTGCAAGCGGGCCTGATACAGTCCCCACATTTCCTGCGATAGGGAAGTTGAGCCAGAGATCGGATAAGCCATCGCAGAGGCGAGACGAAACGCCGTGGCATCGAATAGCAGGGAATCCATGTCCGGCGCTGCAATGCGCTTGATGTAGCGGATATTCGCGGTACTGGAGTCCGTCAATAGAAATCCGCTTTCCAGTTTAAACACGTCGCCACCATCGGCGTAATGTTCTTGTTCGTTCAGCGAGAGAATCCGCAGGTTGTCAGTTGGAAGAATGAATTTATGTTTCCACGAATAGACGGGGGCTGTGGTTTCGGTGAGTGTGGCGCGGTCAATCGCCACGTTCCACGGATGGGCGCGCAGAACCGCGTCCAGCGTTGGCTGGAAAAGGCGGTTCGCGAGGCGCGCCCGTTCCGTGTCATCCGAGAGAGCCACAATCGGGTCATCCCCCAGAAACGAGAGAGCTTGGTTTACGAGGTCTTCAGAGGTTGCCATTTATCTTCGCCTTCTTCGGATCGGAATATAAAAGTCAATCGTTGCCGTGGGCGTTCCCGTCGAAACCGTCACCGAATGAATGGAAAAGTGCGCGATATTTCCAGAGGCGGTGACGTTTGCTCCGCCGGTGAGTGCGACCGTTCCCGCTGATGCCGACATCGAACTTCCCGACGCCGCCACACTTGCGCCCGCCGAGGTCGTAACGGTTCCGGCCGCTACAGCGAGAGCATTTCCGGTCGCGGTAACATTTGCTGCGCCTGAAAGACTGACTAATCCCGCTGTTGCCGCCAATGCAATTCCGGTCACTGCCACGCTCGCGGAACCTGCTACGGAAACATTTCCAGCGATCGCGCTAATCGAGTTTCCCGTAACCGCTGTATTTGCTGCGCCGGAAACGGAAACGGTGCCAGCGGTTGCCGCGACCGAGATTCCCGAGGATGAAACATTCGCGCCGCCGGTGAGGGAGACGGTTCCGGTTGATGCCGCTATGGAATTTCCAGTGGCTGCTTTGGTCGCTCCGCCAGAAAGAGAAACTGTTCCCGCGCTCGCCGCGATGGAGGAACCGGGTGCTGAAACATTGGCGCCGCCGGATTCTGTGACTGATCCAGCCGTTGCGGTTATGGCAATGCCCGTCACCGCGACCGTGACTCCAATGGAAAGCGACGGTTCGCTAACCGCAGGTTGGAAAAACTTGGATGGCGAAACTACGGCAAGCGCTGTTGGCTTCGAGACAAGCGCCATGGACCTAGTTCAGCGATTGCATAGATGTATATTCCGTCTTAATCGTTCCGCCCGTCACGGAAAAGGTCACCGAGAATGTCAAACAACCGAATGCGTTGCTCACGGTTCCGGTAGTGTCCACCGAAACGGCAGCCGTAGATCCAAATACAATGCCCCAGCCACCACCCGCCGTTGCAAGCGTTCCTTGCGATTCAAACGAGCCTTGACACCAGCAAGTCGAACCTGAGGCGGCGGAAGAAATGGTGCGAAATACGAGTTCTCCATCCAGACGCCAAGGTTGGTTTGAAAGAGATGCAGTGACCGTCTGTGCCCCCGACGCTCCGAGCGATACCGCACCAGTGAAAGAAGTCGTCGAAGCGCCGGGACCATAATAAGGCTTAACGATCAGCGTTCCGGTGGCCGGAGTGGTGATAATTCCCGCTGCCGTGAACCTGTAAATTTGTCCCGCAAACGGAGCGGCCTGTCCGAAGCCGATGGGAAAGGAAGTGTTGCATAGCGTGAAGGGAGTAAAGATGGAAGTCTCGACGGTCGTCGGCGTGACCGAGGATTCCACGATCATTGCATCGGCTATGGAACTATTGAAATATTGACGAGCCACTTAAATCCTCCATGTCGGACCCTGCGTTTGATTGTACGAAAAAACGGTGCTGGCGCTGGCTTCCTTGAATGCGGCGATACTGCTACTCCAATTGGCGACTGTCCCCGTAAATGTGCAGGTCAATGTTCCGCCTGCCCCATTCACATCATGTCCGCCACCGTCGGCGCCGGTGATGTTTGATCCGGTCATCAGTTCATCGGTGAAGGGTGCGCCGGCGCCGCCGACCGCTGCATTCACGGCCACGACTGCGGTGCAGATTCCGGCGCCCGCTGCGACCAGAGAAGGCGCCGGGTTGTTTGTAGTCTGGCTGGACAGCGAATTGGAGGTATCGAGTGCGCCTCCTGTGGTTGATCCGCAATCAATTACCGCGGCATCAATTCCCGTTGCGGACATGGTAACTGTTATCGACGTGACGCCAGTCAGTGAACTTAGCTTGTAAAAGATATAGGCATTGCCGCCCGTCGAGGTGCCATGTGAAGCGAGGGCGGTCCACGTTTGGCTCTTGCTATCCGTGATGCCCGAAATGGTCACGCCTGAATTGACCACAAAAAGCCCAATCAGAAGATTTCCCGTCGAGCTGGTAATCGTCAGCGTGACGGGACTCGCTCCTGCGCTGGTCGGAACACTAACCCGATTGAACGTAATCGCCATTACAGGAGTTGAATAATCGCGTTGCCTGCGGTTTGTGCTGGAAAAGTGATCGTAAAAGGGCCGTTGGTGGAAGTCTGATCGGAAGTGAAATTCAAGACCAGCACGGTCGGTTGGCCGCCGAGCGAAGCATTGTAAATCACTGCGCCTCTAGCGGTGATCGTTGCCCCGGTCCAGGTGATCGAAGCAAATAGGCCGCAAGCCGTGTCCGTGGATAAAACGGGAGTCGTGCTCACGAGGGCCATGGCATTCCCGATCAGCGTACCGCCAGGGCCGATGCCGCCGGTCACGTAGGTTCCCGAACTGCCGACTTCGTTGGTATTGGAATAGCCGGTAGTCGTTTTGTCGAGAGATGCGGCGGAAGTATAGAGCGCGATGCCGAAGACGTTTGTCGTTGCCAGAACCGTGCCCATGGCTCCCGAGTTCGCGCCGTTTGGATTCGCCATTGTGACGGTTGTCGCAGTCGAGGCCACACATAGAAAAGTGCCATTATTCCCAGCCGTGGCAAAGCCTGAGAAATTCAGCACCAGGCCCGCATAAGCATTTGCTGTGCCGTTGGTGAATGTGCCCGTATAAACGGTGCAGGCCGTTCCGCCTGGACCTAGCACGCCGCCTGCTGCTGCGACCGAGGTAACCGTATTGGTTGCGGTCAGTACGGTTAGGTTGTGCATGGCCTGAAGGATTTGACGTTTATATGAGTTGCAAATTGCCTGGGTAATCGCCATTTATAAATCTCCTACTTCCGCGCCCATCTTCGGCAATTTGGCGGGATCAACAATGATTTCCACGCCTTGACTCACAAGGTTTCCATCGGCATCAAATGTTTTCGTGGTGATTGCTTTGCCACAATCTATTTCTTCGGTTGTTACTTCGGTTTTCAGGTCCGACATAAAAGCCTCGCTGTCAAGGAAGTCGTTCCATCGCCGCCGGTGATCTTGGGTCGGATGTACAGCGGATTTTCGAGCACCTGCTTGATCGAATTGGCCGATACCGAAATGGCGGTCTGCGTCGGGTCCGTGAGTCCCGCCGTATTCGTCGGAACGTCTTCGTTCGATCCCTCGACAGTAACAATCGCGCCGCCGAATGTGCCGTAAACGTGCAGGCACTTATCGTTGTAATGCCCGAGCAATTCCCAACTTCCGTCATCGCCGGAAAGCAGGCCGGTCCATTCCTTCGTGTTGGCGAAAGGATGTAGCTGCGTCGGGATCGTACTGGCTGCGCGTGTCGCCACGTTAGCCGTTTACGAGTTTGGCGAATTTCGCGTGAGCCGATGCCACTTCGGAGTGTTTCTTTTCCGCCGCTGCGAGTTCCGCCTTCTTCGCATCCAACTTTTCGATCAGCCGGTCATATTCCTCGGCCTTTGGCGCGAGATCATCGGCCTTCTTTTGCAGTTCAAGAACTTCCACCTCGACGAGGCTCAGGCTGTTTCGGGCTTCGTTCAGAAAACCGTGCGCGTCCTGCATGTTTTTGTCGATCATTTAAAAATCTCCTTTAATACGCAGAGCAAGTTATTCCCAGAACATCGGAGTTCGTCCAATTGACGGGAGTTCCCACCGTTGTTCCATAATTCGTGAATGTCGCGCTTGTCGTAGCCGATGCCGTCTGTTGAATAAACGCGCCTCGGTTGCGATTCTGTGCTGTGCAATTCCACCCCGTGCTCGCGGTCGGCAATCCAACCACGCCCGTACTGGTTCCCGTTCCCGTTCCTACTGTCACCGTGAAGGAACAATTTCCATTATTGGAACTGATGGAATCCGCAGAAGTATTGAAGTGCGTGGTGATGGTCGGGGCTGTCTGAGAACACAACAATTTAGCGGGACCGCCAACAGGTCCAACTTTTAGCGAGTTGACCAGCATAGTGCAGGCGGCGTTGTCGCAGAAAATATTGTTGCCGGGAGCGCCTTCATTGACTGGCGTACCTACGTTGACATCCTGAATCCAGATTTGATTTTCGCCGGAGTTGGCATCCAGAATGATTCCGCTCGTCAGGCTTGCCATGGTCGTTTCGAAACGATCTCCGAAGCAGCGGATGCAGTTGATTCCGGTGCCCGTGCCTGAGGCTTCAAACAGTCCACCATAAACGCCTGTGCCTCTCGTTCCATTTGGCGCGATCTGTTCGATCTGTAATCCTATTCTGCCGGCCAAACTTTCCCAGTGTGTGCCGTAGAAAAACACGTTCGATCCGACGATGCTGCATGGCAGTGCGGAAGTCGTGGACTGGCAAATAATATCGCCGCCAATAAAAGTTAAGCTGGTAGTGCTTCCGGCGGTGGAGAAGGCAATCTCATTGTCCTGGCCGGCACGCAAATCCGTTACCAGGCTGTGATTCACGAAGCCCGTAGATGATCCCCAGCCGGAACTGCCATAGAAGGCGATTCCCGTTCCGCGCGTCTTGTTGGAAACTTCTTCGCGCAATCCAGTCCCCGGCAGGGCCGCCGAGATCACATAGTTCGCACCGTAGGCTTGGCCTGTACAGCAAGCAATTTGCGATTTCTCCAAAAGTGTCGTAGTCGAAGCGTAGGGCATCCAGTCAATCGCCGGCGCGCCGGGATTGGAGGGAGCCGTAATCGTAATCGAGCAATTTCCTGAGCCGGGGCAGGTTCCCGCAGTCGTAGCCGAGGCTTCCGCCGATGGCAGCGAGAATCCCCAGCCGGTACGGTGCGCGACTTTCACGAAGACTTGCACGCCCGCGCCAAGCGAGCCGCCAGCCGTGGCCGTCACGGTGGGCGAGGCTGGAGCCGAAAGTCCTGCATAGCTGAAGCCATTCACTGAAACGCCGTTAAATTGAGTGTCCGAGGTGTCCTTAACTGCGACTCCCACGCCGGTTGCCGTATTGTCGTGAAACGAAATGTTGTCGAAGATGGGGCCGGCATAAGAAGCGCCGGACCCGGTGTAGGGAGACGTTTCTACGATAATCGTTCCTGCGGGAATGCCGGAAATCAATTCAATCGAGCAGGGATAGGCGTTCGTTCCCGATTGATGAATGCCGCCCGTGCCTCCACATTCAAAACGGACTCCATCCTTAGCGGCAAGATTGATTCCAACCGTGGCACCTTGTGAATCTGTTGCCGCTGTCGAGATACCATACCGACCAGGGTTCAGGTGAATCGTTCCGCCGCTCGATGGCAGGGCCGCTACGCAAGCGCGCAAAGCGACCCCAGCATCGACGGTAGGTGTACTTGCTCCGAGTGTGGACGGAGCACTGTAGGGAGACGAGGAACAATCTACCCAGGGATTCGGCCCGGAAAACAGACCGCTGCCGCCCTGTGAACCGCTGCCGCCTTTAGCGGAACCGATGCCCATGCCGATTGAGCCGACGACGTTGCCGACGAAGGCGGAAACACGCATACGCACATGCGAATATCCCGACACGTTGGCTTGCCAGACGCCAGTTGAAGTGGTGGAAGTGACGGCCGAGGAGCTGTTGCTGGGCGTGGCGCTGATGGCTACCCAGGTGGTTTGATTATCCGCCGAAGCCTCGAATTGAACGGTGCTCGCCGACGCATTGGTGGAGATAGCGAACGTCGCGCCGCCGGAATTGTTGTTCACGAAATTAACGAGGCACGATGCCGCCGTAGTGCAATCCGTCGAGGATGCGGTGAGAGTTGCAGTCACGCGCTGTTGGGCGCAAACCGGCATCGCCACAATAAGCAGCAAAAACAAACATAACTTTTTCACGAAGGAAACTCCTTTCCCCGAAGCGGGGGAGCCGCGCAATGCGAACTCCCCCTGCCCGGATCAATCCACAACGTAATCGATGTTGCCAGTGAGCACCGAGGCCGCCGTCCAAGCAGCTGCGGCGTTGGTGGCAACAACTGTGGTTTCCGCAGCCGTTACCGTGCCGTGCCCGAGTGCCTGAGTCGCAATCAGGGCAAACTTGGCAGTGGATGCGGTTACCGCAGCGGCCATATAAGCGCCGCTCGACGCGGAAGTGCCGATGGCGGTGGTTGCGGTGGCTCCCTGCGTGGCGCTCCATGCGATGTTGCCGCCGATGAGCCGCGCGTTGGGAGGAATCCTGCCGAGGGTGATGGTGTCTCCCGTGGCGAGGCCGGAACCCGGAAGCGTGCAACTGAAGTACAAGGTACGCAGTCGCCCGCCAAATTCATTCGGTTTGACCAGCTTGACCGGGGTGCCCAGCACCTTCGCCATCTGGTCGGAATTGAATACAGTAGCCATATCTTTTCTCTCCTTAGCTTTTCGCTTTTGTGGAATACGGGGCAGGGAAGACCCGCCCCGCCAGCAGCGTCATTCACGGGCCTGCTAGTCGCCCGCAAAAACTACTTGGTGTTGTCGATCTTGAAACGGACCAAACCTTCGCCCTGCACGCGCACGGAGCCGAGCGCCATCTTCGAGTACACCTGCCAGTTGTTCGATTTGTCGGGCCGCTTGTCTACCGAGGTGTCCATGTCCACGGCCATCGACAGGCCCATGGCGTTTTCCTGCCAGGCATAGCCGTAATACAGGTTGCCCGAGGGGTTCGGCATCAGCGTGCTGGTGTGGAATTTGAAGCCCATGAAGGTATCGACTTCGCCTTGCACGAGGGCTTTCACGGTGGCGTAGTCGGCGTTGGTGAGTTGCGGAGCCGAAGACGCTGAGAGGAGTTGCTTCAGGCCAGACGGGTCCATGGCGATGTGCCGGCCTTCCGGGTCCACATCGTTCAGGTCCAAGTCCATTTTGAGTGAAGCGAGGTTTGGAACGGTGAGGGCTGCGGCGGTGAAATCCCAATCACCCGTCGATCCGCTGCGGGCCGTAGCTGTGCCGCGCACGGACCAATCGTTTGCGAACGTGACGGCGGTGCCGCCCGTTTCGTCGGTCTGCACCGAGGCGTCGAAAGCCGCGATGATGAGACGATCCACGCGCCGGGCGAGCGACTTGGCGAAATTGATGGGCAATTCCGCTTTGGGGTCGGCCAGGATACGTGCCAGATCGGACCAATCCACGAGATCGGCAATGTGCCAATCCGTGATGTAGCAGGCGCGCCGGGAGTGCGGTGTTTCGATGTACGGCGTGTCGGCGTGCCGCGTGGTCTTCTGAATCGCTTCGATGGGACCAATGCGGTCCCAGAAGTCTGTGTTGCCGGTTACGGCGGGATGTTCCCGTGTCGTGCCGCGAAACTTGCTCATGTTCTGCTGGAACATGCGCGTGACGTTCGCGTTAAATTGTTTTACCTGCCAGTCTTGGATTTGTGAGGACATGGACGCACCTATCGAACAGTTCAAATGTTCGGAGGATTGTCCGGTAAGGGTCCGTCCTGGCCGTTATCGCCGGCTTGGTCTCGATTCGTCTTTCCGAATGGTCAGCCACGCTCCGGGGAAGAGTTGTGTGGCGAAACTTGTTTTTAGAGCTTCTCTTTGGTCAGGAGGGTTCGGCCCTTTTTCCCTGCCTTGGAGTAATTGGCGACTTCAATGACTTTCTTGCCGCGGAAGGCGAGGCGCTGTTCCCGGCCGCCGGAAATTTTACGGAATCGGTATTTCGTTCCCTTTGGGAGTGGCATGTTTACCCCAATTGTTTATAGAGGTTTCCGACTTCACGAATGGCCGCTTCCCGGTCTGCGTGCGGCGCCCTAGCATCATTGTAGGGATGCTTTGGATTATTCATAATTTCGGCAATCTTCATCTGAATGGCATCCTTGGTTTCCTGTCCGTCGGAGGACGTGTCACCCACGATGATTTTGTCTTCCATGGTCGATTCGCCCAGCTTGGCGAAGAATTTTACGAGCGTTGGATGGTTGCCGAGGCCGGTTTCTTCGAGCAGGGAAATTAGTTCGTCGCCGCCGAGTTCCTTGACCGCACGCGAGGCTACGGAAATCTTTTCATCGAACTTGCCGCCCCATTCGCCTTTCAGTTTCCCTACACCGTCTTCCATGGTCTTCGTGTAGGCCGTCATGCGGTCTCCCTGGGTTTTGTTGAACCAGTCGAGCAAGCCCTGCGCCTGTCGAGGCTGCAAGCCGCTCTGGTGCGCTGCGGTGCGAAATTCCTTAACCAATCCTTCATCCACCGTGCCGGACTCGGGCAATTTCAATTCGTACTTGTCGGGGGATTCGGGCCGACCCATCTTGGAATAGAAGGTGTCCCATTCCTCAGGCTTTGAATCGGCCTTGGGCATGTGGATGGCGTTGCCCATGGTCTTCTGAATTTCCACGTAAGACTTGGCGAGATCGGGCACGCCCTTGAATTTCTCGAACGACTTCTCGGAACGCATTTCCTCTGGCAGGGAAGTACGCCAATCCTGCGCCGCTCCGTCATTTGGTGCTGCGGGGGGTGTGGTCAAAGTTGTCGCTGGACTACTCATCGTCCGACTCCTTTTCTTTTTCCGTCGCGCGCTTGGATTCGCGCAACATTCTCAAAAGCACTTTCGAGCATTCTTCGTTCTGCTGGCAGAAGATCACGAGATCGTCGAACATGATCTTGCCTTCTGGAGTGTTGAGCACTTTCTGATAGGCGAGCTGAATGTATTTGTCATCACGCGCCTTGGCCATTGCCCGCACCGCCCATCAGCGTTTTTATAGCTGGTATCGCTTTCCCCGCCGCCGCCGCAACAGAACTGGTATCGGCAATCTGCTGTTGCTGCGCTTGCTGCTGCGCGCGTTGGTCGCGCATCTTTTTAACGTCATCGGGGTCGCGTAACAGTTTCGGCGGAACGCCCAGCACATCAGCCGCGAGATGGATGGCTTCGTCATAGTCGATGTTGTCTACGATGGAGGGATCGAGGGTCGCCGCGTTCACGACCAGGGCTTGCAGGCGTTCCAGTCCCTCTACTTCCGCGAGGCGCTGCGACTTGGCCAGCGGCCCTTCGTACTGCACGTCAATTTGTGCGCCCGCTTGCACCAAAACATCCGGCGGTTTCGGCAAAGCGCCATGGCGAAGCATGATCCCGAACATGCGGTCAATGAGCGGATTCAAAAATTCGGTTTCCTGCCGTCCCATGGTCGGCCCGAGCAGGCGTTGCAGGAGTTCAAAGCGTTTGGCGACTTCAAAAGCGGTCATGGCCGGACCTACGGGCAATTCCATCTGATCGGCATAGAAATAGCGCCTGATTGACGCCTGAAGGTCTGCTGTTTTCAGTTGGTCGCCGCCGATAGCGTCACGGAACGTGCCGGGAGGATAGAGCGGCTTCAAAGAGCGGTCGGTGTTGCGAACAATCGTGTTTCCGCCGGGGTGATTGCGGATATTGCCGACTACGCCGTCGTCCTCACTCATGGTCGGCATGTCCAATACCTTCGCCCAGGTCTTAAGGCCCAATTCCTTCGCCTTATTGAGCGTTTTCACGTCGGGTAGCGCTAAATGTCCAGGTCCGCGACCGTATTTCTCGCCGGGAGTCTTTGCCCAGCGGGGAACCATCATCGGAAATTCGTGGAAACCGCCTTCGCTGATTAAATTCTTGTCTTCCATGCCCACATAGCCCGAAGCCCATGGCAATTTCGTGGCGGGCGTGCCGATGACGGGATCTTTCGAGGCTCCGACGGTGCGCGGGAGCACCACATGCAGGAAATTGAAGTTGTTGTCGCCTTTTCCGTCATCGAACGCTTTCTGAATCTTCTTGCCCACGTTGTCGATGCCCCATTTGTCGATTGCGGCATTGCCGGTCATGGGGAATTTGCGGAAAACGGTGTTGACGCGGCCTTCGGAGTCTTCGTCGATGCAAATATCGGAAAGCGCAAGCGCACGGAAGACGAATCCGCCGAAATCCTTCTTGGTTGGATTGCGCTCCTCACAGAAAAGCGCGGAAGTTCCGAACGCCGTTTCGTCGGAATACATTTCGCTGGATTCCTGAGCGAAATTCGATTGATTGACGGCGCGATACATGCGACCGGCGCAGTCTTCGAGCCATTCCTTGACTTCGGATACATCGTCGTATTGCTCATCACGCATTTTCAGCGTGAACCACTTCGTTGCGCGGCTGGTCAGCGTGCCGTTCAGCGTCGAGGCGAGACGGTCATGTGCGTCAAGGGCCGTTGAGTCGAATAATCGCTCAGTTTGCTTGCCGCCGGGCATGCGCGTGGTCGTGAACTGCGAGCGCCGTGGATGGATGTAGTCGGCAATGTCCTGCCACAGTCCTTCCCAATTGCGATGTTCCTGCACCATTCTCTCGTAACGCTTAAGGAGCTGTATGGGGTCAAGAGGCATTAGCTACCGAGTAGAGTTTTCTGTGCCGGCGGCGCGGAGTTCACTACGCCCAAAGGACTCGTTAAAATCGTGGATTGCCGGGCGCCCGAACCTGCCTTACGCGCACGCGCGCGGAGGTCTTCGGCCGCTTTGTCGGCTTCGGTCTGTAAATCGGCGGGCGTGGCGTTCGCGCCAGGCACGTTCGGAATATTCGGTTTCGACGTGGCTGCTTTGATGCCGAGGCCCGCGGTGAGTGCGGTCGTGCCCGCGAGGATGCCGCCCGCTACGGCGCTGCCGCCGCCGATGCCTGCGAGGATCGGGACAAGTGGAGCGAGAAAAGCCATTAGTTCACCCCAAAGACGGAAAATTCGGTTTCGGCTTGCTGCGGATTGCGCTTAAGCAAGTCATTCTGCCAATCGAGCGGCGTGTCCAAGCCTCCCACCACACCAGTTCGCATAGCGTCAGCCCCGTGAGAAAACTCAGAATGGATCGGCTCGCCAGAATAATCATGTTTTTCCTCGTCCCACTTCCGCCGGTAGTTCTCCAGGCATTCAATGCCGCGGCCACACTTGGATTCATCGAACACGAATCTTGAAAACATGCGCCGCGTCATATCGACGCCCGATTGAATGGAAGTGCGTTCCGCGACGGTCACGCCGCGAAAGACGCGCTGAAAATATTCCTCGGTAGAATGCGAAGCGGTGAAGCCCTTCACGCGCGCGTCATGCGGCAGAATCAGTTTGGTAATGATGTAGGGCTTTTCTCGAAGTTTCTTGGCGTATTCGTCCGCGCCCTTGCGCGAATCTTCTAGGTAGTCGATGAAACAGATTTGCTGGCCGATGCGCTGATAGAACCAGATCGCGGTTGAGTCCGTCCTTCCAATATCCCAGCAAGTACCCACCGGGTAGCTTGAGTTGTAGGGGACGCGGGTAATGCGGCCATCTTTGCGAGCACTCGTAATAAGATCGCCGAAGATAGTTCCTCTAAGGAAGCCGTCATCCGAGACGTAGTATTCCTGCTGGATGATTTCTTCGGGCACTCCCTGATCGCGCATTTGCTGTATTTCTTCGGGTGGGACACAGGGATCTCCTTCTTCTCCTTTGGCGTCTCTCCGCGTGGTATCCACGGTCAAGGCTTGAGAGAACCAAGTCTCCGGGTGCTGTTTCGCTACCTGGAAAAGTTTGTAGGAATGATTCTTTCCCTTCGGCGTAAAAATAAAGAGCGCCCATCCGCCGTTTTCCACGAGAATCGGCTGAATGATTTCGGGCCAGATGTTTTCCTGCATCTCCGAAAATTCGGAGAGAACGACGCCAATGGGATTCGAGCCGCGCAAGCTGTTGATGTCATCGGTGCCGCGGGCCTGCCATCTCGATCCCGAAGGTTGGCCGGGAAACGGATTCAGTTCGACCAGTAATTCCGTTTCGTTCTTGGTTTTAATCAGTTCCTTCGGAAAGCGGTCCATGAAGGCAATTCCCTTGCGGTCTCCGCCATCCCAGAGAATCGACTTGGCCTGCCGGAAGGTCGGCAAAAGATGCCAATAAAGTCCTGGCCGGGTTGCCATTTCCCGTAGCGTCATAGCGAGGCCGGTTAAATCCTTTCCTGCGCGGCGATGCCATTTGAGCATCAGCAATTTGCGCGTGAGATGCGGCGTCGTGCCGGCGTTAGCGGGCATGGCGCGCATGACTTCGAGTTGGTAGCTGCGCGGATTCCACAGGTGCGGAATGTCGATGGTGACCGGGCCTTGCGGCTGGACCATCGCGTCGGTTTTGACTCTGCGGGCCATCAGTAAATTCCGGTTGCCCTGCGACCAACGGGAAGAAGTCCCGGCGGAGGAGGCGAGCCGCTAAATTGATACGCGCCCACGTCCCATGCGGCGCTCACGGGTCGTGCCTTGGCTGTTCCGGTGCAAACGCTTTGTATGACGGTGTTGATGGTTTGCTGCGTGCAGACAATCGAACTATCGACCGTCGGAAATCCAGCGGGCCAGACGGAAGTCAGATTCACGCCCGTTCCCACGGTTGCCGATCCGCTGCTGGTCGGCGCATAGACAAACGGCGATTGCGTGTTTTTATACCCGGCGGAAGTTGCGGCTGCATCGGTCATCCCGATATTGTTGGAAATGGTGACCGAGGTGGCCGAAGGGCTTCCTGAACTTGCGCTGCCCGTCGCATCAATGCACAGATTGTTCTGGGATCGGAACGTATTCGACCAGGAATAGCCATGGCTCGCGTCATGGATACAGGAATCCCAATCGACTACCGTGTTGTTGAAGAAGAACATGCTGATTGGAGTTTCGGATTGAGGTACTTGCGGTCCGTTCGCACCAACCTGGATATCGTTGTACCAGAGGTTGTTCCAGACGTAATCGATCTCACCCGGGTTGCCAATTTGCAAGCCTTCACAATCGAAGTTGTCGTGAATCCGGTTATCGTGAATGTAGTAGGTCCCATTATTGTCGCCTTCCGCCGCCAGCGTTTCTATGCAATTGGCATGGATCGTGCCATCTGGCGATTCTCCGTTCTTGGTGATTTCGTTCCAGCCAAATTCGCCGGCCTGCACGGGTTTATAGGCGTTGGACATGCAACTGAGAATGCTGTACGTGACATTGATAAAACTCATCGCGCCGCCGGGTTGATTCGTTCCGTTTCCCGGAGTGGACAGGCAATTGTTTGTCACGTTCAGTGTCAGAAGGCAATGCGGGCATTGCGGCGTTCCTTCAATCTGCACGAGTTCGTCGGCATCGTTCAGGCCCATTTTCCATTCATGTTGGTAGCCGTGGCTGACGGTGATGCGGTCCGCGGAGGAAACCAGAAACCATCCGTTTTGGTTGTAGCAAGTGCCTTCGGCATCGTTGTTGTAATAGAGATTTCGTTCTTCGATCCAATCGAGCGTGATGTTCGACGCCGTAAACACCACGAAATGATTTCCATTGCCCGAGATGCAGCCAGAAGTCTGCCCGCCCGTGCCATTGATTTCCGTTGGCGTCGATGATCCAGCGGAAGTGTGTCCGTCGAAAATGGGGCGGTTCCACTGCGACGGGCAATTGGTGGTGTTGAACCAAGTCTGATCGACCGTGACGATGACGGGATTCCCGATTGCTCCACCATGGCTCAGGACCAAAGGAAAGCTGGCGTTGAACCAGACATCGCAGCCACGCAGGATGAAAATATCTCCCGCCACGGCGGAATAAGCGGCGGCGTTGCTCGTGGCCGTTCGCATCCCCGGAACATGCGCCCAGGCGGTTCCGGTACTCGTTCCGTTGTTGGTATCCGCGCCCGCCGTCGAAATGTAGTGCGTGGATGCGGCGCAGGGCGAAGCCAAAAGCAACAGAAACAAGATTGCGGTTCTCATTTTCCGGTATGCCGCAAAACGACTTGCGCACCAATCAAGCGAGCCGTGCCGGTAAAGGTGTCGGAAGTGTCGCGGCCAATCTTGAAATTCATCACGTTATCGACCGCGCATCCCGTGACCGTCACGGTCGCCTGTGAGGAAACGGTTTGGATATTGTTGGCCGCGACGTTGGTGGTGATGGTCTGCGCGGCATTGAAAGCGGTGTCGTAGGTTGCGGCATCGGCAGAGCAAGCCGTCTGTACCGTCCATTTGACGGCGTTTGCTCCGCCGCTTGCGCTGACGAGCCATTTCAGGTTGATATCGATGGCGCCGGTCCAGGTATGCGGAAGGGCCATGTCGAACTGCGAGAATTCATTCACCGAATCGTCGTAATCGAGCGTGGCTTTCTGGACGTTCGTTCCGGTCAGGCAGGACGGCGTCGGCGCTTGCGTGGTCGGCAAATCAAAGGCCGGCGCCGCCGTTGAGTTGTTGCAGCCCGCCGCGCGCATCCAGGGCGTTGCGACCACGGTGATGACGTTGCCGGTTCCTTCCTGACTGAGTGTTTTGTTTGTGCCGGTGCTGGTCGATGAATCGGTCCAGGTGCCGCAGGCTCCAGCCGCTTCCGAAAGAAGACCTTTGGTGCCGCTGGACTGCGCGCACTTGCTGCCGGCTGGCGCCGAAGCCCATCCCGCGAGGATAGCGTCCGCCGCATTGATCCACGAGTGCACGGCATTAGCTGTCGTATCGAGTCCCAGCGTGCTGACTGCCGAGGCTACGAAACCTGCCGCTTCCGGGATGCGGATGGTCGAGGCCGCGAAATTGAACAGACCCGCAGGCGATGCGCCCGCCGCGATATTAGCAAGCGTCGGTTGTGCCTTGGTGCAGGCTCCTGTCGATTGCAGAACGGAAGTCAAAAACTGATTGGCTGTCGCCGGGCAATCCTGAACCGTGGTCGAAGCGGCATTGGCAATCTTGATGCTGCGATTGGCGGTCAATGCCGATGTATCGAACGAGCCGGTTTGATTGGCGACCGTCCCCAGGAAAACATTGGTAAACGACAGGGCATTCGATCCGAGAGCAACGGTATTTATCAATCCCGGCAGAAGCGTGGTATTGATGCCGACACCCGCCAGGTTACTAAGAGCGACGTTCGCGCCGCCAGCGCCGCCTCCGCATCCCGCGCCCGAATCGACGAGTACCGGCCCAGCGCCAAACTGCACGCAATGCCCAATCGTGGTAGCTCCGCTTACGGCGGCGAAGGTGCTCCAGGTCATCGGCGTGGTTCCACCGCCCTGCGAGGTGAGAACCTGTCCCGCCGTTCCTGCCGTTATGGGCATGGCAAAGTTGTAGTCCGCCGCGAGCGTACCGGGATTCGTGATGTTGACTTTATGCGTATGATTGGCGGAATTCACGATGGAGAAAAACCCGTTTTGGGGCATCACAGCGAAGGCGTTGGGAATCCAACCTACCGAAATTTCTCCCGTGGAAGCGTTGATGTAACCAGTCGGAATATCCCCTTGCGGTCCCCAAGTAATAAACGGATTCGCTACCCCAACTCCTCCTAGACCGAATTGGATGGAGTGATCTTCGTTCATATTAATTACCGACGTAGTTCCATCGACATTGCTGATATATCCCCAATCAAGACAGCCGCCAGGAGCCGAAAAATTTGAGGCGCACTGGCCGACATTCCACAGAGCGCCAGCCTGATTCGGAGTTGAGCGAGAGGTATCCCATAGCGCAATCGTCGGGCTGGCTGTATTTGTCGCGTCCCCCAGAATCGACAGGTTGTACAGCCACGGCTGATTCGTCGCGCCGTTGATGCACATTTGCGCGGGAGCTAATCCCCCAAGAGTTTTGCAGGTAATGGTTCCAGCGCCAGCGCCGACGTTTAGAACTGGATCGACAGAACCGAAGTTCTGCGAACTAGGATTCACATTCAGTGCTGAGAATCCGTCCGTGGTCGGAGTGAGCGTGACTTGACCGCTGGCATCCACCGCGCTACCCGCGACTCCCGCAAACACGCCTCCCGAATTAAATTGCGCCTGCCCAGACGTTCCCCCCGGCGTTGAACTTCCTCCCCCGCCCGTAATCAGATTGGCCTTGAAACTGTATCCCGGCACAAAAGGCGTTCCGGCGGAAACCACGTAAACCCCGGCCGGCGCCGCGAAATCGTAATTCCCATGAAGATCCCCGCGAAACGGATTGGCCTTGGTCATGCTCATGCTGCTATCCGTGTAAATCGTCACAGGCAAATCGCATGGCTGGTGCGAATAATCCGCAAATTCCGAACACACCGTAACCACCGGGAATTTCGTGTCGCCACCACCTGGCTCCGTGAACTTGCCATAGAAACTCGTTCCTGCGGGAGTGACGGAAGCCGAGGAAACCGGAGTCAACGGAATAATGATCGCGGCCCAATTCGCGGATCCGCCGAGCGTGGCATTCATCGACTGCGTGCCCGTGGAACTGGTCGTGTAATCAAAAATGGCGTCGAACGTGCCGCGCTGCACTTCGTTCGCCGGTGCCGAACCGAGGCCCGCAGAAGAAGCGAAAGCCGCAAATAGCATGACCGGTTGACGGGCAGGGGTGATGCTGGCCGTCAAAGCCGTAGCGGAGCTGCCGGTCGTCGTGACCGCCGTGCCAACAGCCGAGTTCGCGAGGCCCGCATATTCCGAAACCGAATAATCTCCCTCTGGTGCCGCCGAGGAAAAATGCTCCGTGACCGTGATGGCGGATCCTCCGGTAATGTTATTGGCATAAAACGCCTGAAAGCGAACTGGAATGGTCCCGCCATACGTCCAGTCCGTCGGCCCGCCGCCCGTCACACCCGTATACGTATTTCCGGCGCTATCGGTATACGAAGCGGTCAGGCTTTGATTTTGCCATCCGGTAAAGACAACCAGCGTGTTTCCCGTGGCGTTCACGCCGGCAAAGGTGCAGGGAATTGAATTCGTGGTATTCGCACCGCAAGCCGCCTGCTGAATAAATTCCGGCTCCGCGGTAAAAGACAGGTTCTCAGTAAATTGCACCCAGGAGTCCCCATCCGCCGCGCCCGTCTTCCCGCCATAATCCACCGTAACCGAATGCGCCGCAGCCATCGTTCCAACATTCACGATATCGCCAATCAGCACGATTCGGTCGCCTGTCGAAAAAGTGGTCGAAGCCGGCGACGCCGTCCAGTTCTTCACCGCCACGCTGGTCCCCAGTTCCGACCCTAATGTGCTATCCGTCAAGAGGGAACTGCCCTCTACCCCGCCCGCCAACCGCTTCACCGTGAAGGCCACCGTCGCGTTCGCTAGGGCATTGTCCTCAAACGCCCACACATTCATCGTCACCG